CAAGGCGTAACGCCTTCTCAACTGCTTTCTCAAAGCCAGCATCATGTTCATGCTTATGACTATGAATCTCAGCCATTATCATCACTCTCTTTCGGCTTGAATCCCAGAACTACTTCCGCAACGGCGCATCTGCAATTATAAGTGTTTGCCGGGTCCGCATCGGGATCGCCAGGATACATGATCTCTCCAATCTCGTTCTCAAAAGGCTCATCAACCTTTACCACAACTCTGTCAAGCTCTGCATGAGCATCACGAGTCCTTTCATCCTTTGTTGCAATCCATTCCTTCCCCATGATAACTCCGTCATCCTCTGCTTGCTTCATCGCATCAACCCGACCCTTATTCTGAGCTGAAGTTACAGCAGTACGAGCGTTTCTCAGCGCACTCGCCTCATTCATCTTTGTCACATTCAAAAGCCTCTGAGCCATCTGGTCCGCACTCTCGCCTTGTAGTATGCCCTGAAGAATCTGACTGTTCACCTCTTTTGTATTCCAGCGAGTTGCTTTGTGTCCATCAACGAATTTGTAGGGAAGCAAAGTCTTTTTCGATGTTGCCAGCTTGCGAACAGTATTCTCGTTCACCAGATCGAATGAATAACCTTTAACCTTGCGTTCAATGCCTCGTCCTACCTGATTGAAATTGTGGGCGTAGATTGCAGGAAGTTCACCATTCACATAGCGCATAGCAATCTGGTCTGCATTCAGCAGTCGGTCTGCCATTGTGTCTCTCAGGTCAATATACTTCTCTCCCATGAGAAGCTTGTTTGATCTCCAAGTCTTGTAGCCCTTCTCAGTCAGTTTTCCTGCGGCAACCAAAGCCATTTGCTTTTCATCCAATCGTTTGAAGTCTGCAAAAAAGGAATCAACCTTTTCGGTCAATTCCCATTTCGCCTGAGCGTAGATTTTCTGAATCCGCTTGGTCAATCCACGCATTCTGGCGTCTCCAAATTTACTCAACTGTCTCGCCACCTTCCTCAGTGACTACTTCCCCTTCAGCATTGAACCGAGCGGCATCCTCAGCAATGATATTCGCCATAACCTCGTTATACTTGTCACCATCACCAAAGAGATTCAAAATCCGCTTTGTGATATATCCAGAGTCAAGGTATTCAGCCGCCTGAAGCACAGAGCTGATCTCATCGCTGACATTCACAATCTTGGACCTTACGAATGTACAGGTATCATCAATCCCTGCAAGCGCCAGAACTCGGTCTACAAAATCAAGCACATTGAACTCCAACTGGTCACATTTGCTATTCAGAGGTTCGTAAGCCGCAAGAATCTGCGTAGCAGTCACAGCTCCATTTGCGATCTCTTTCGTATCAAGCGCCATGAAGTCATCGAACAACTGTTTCCTCAGGTTCTCTAAGGTATTGGAATTTGCCGCATATGGCGCCTCAACCGTGTGCGCCTCCACGCTTGCGCCTGAATCGCCATCAGCATGAGCCATGTGAGTGATCTTCAACTGCGAGATGAACCGCTCGTCATCGACAGGATCCATGCCTCCGCAGTTTTTTAGAATCCAGTAAATGAAATTCCCGTCATCGACATTGTTCACCATCTGGCTCAGAGTCAGATCATAAGCATCAAGCGTGTTCTGTTTTCCGACAATCGCTGACTGCTTATTCTCATTATAGAGCGGAACAACAGGCAAGCTCTCATAGTTCCCCATGCTTGCCATATATTCACCGTCTGCAACAGAGGCCATTTTCAGGTTCTTATAGGCACGCTTCGGCTTCCTGACCTCAATATCTTTCCCTGCTTCACGAATGTACTCTGTGAGTCCATCAGGCTCAAACAGGACTATACAGAGAGGCTTGCTTGAGTCAATCTGCCAGAACCGGATTCCTGCCATCAGATCGCCTGTGTATTCATCATAAAGCGGAACAAACTCAAGATAATCAAAGGCTTCCAGATGGTCAAAGTTCCAGAACCCATAGCCACAGCTACCATTGATTGCGTGCCTTGTGACTATCTGAAGCATATTGTCAAAAGACTTTCCAAGCTTTTTCTTAGTATCATCTTTAGTGAATGTCGCACCATTCCCAAGCAGAGTCTCTACTTCCTGAGTCACAAAGTAGTGGTAAAGGTTGGAAGGAATCTTGTTATTCGGCGAGAAAGTGTCAGGAACAGACTGCCCCATCGCATTGCGAATATACTTCTCAACCCGCATAATGGTAGGATTCAGGTTGCGGTAGTACAAAGTCGCATCCTGAGCAATCCTGTACTTCTCACTCGACAAATGTTCATTGATGGCGCTTATGCAGAACTGCATCCGATCATGTTCTTCTGTGCCGATTGCTACCAAATCCTGATATGTTTTCATGATCTTACCTCCCAAACAGATTCAGAGCTTCCTGCTCATGCTTTGGCTTATTCGGAATCGCACGAATCAGGCTTGCGAGACTATCAGGCGCATCGTCATGCTCCGCATTGTCATTGAAGTCGCAAATCTGATTGATGTACTCCGGGTCGGTTCCCTTGACAAATATAACATTCTCCCATTCAAACTTCAAGTAAGAAGTTATTTTTACATATTTATTCATGGATTCTGAATAAATAACCACTCGTTCTCCACGCTTCCGCAAGTCTCTGCCAAGATATCCTTTATCGCCATTCTCTTCACAGTAAATCTTGCCAGCCTTGAATCCGTGGTGAATAGTCAGGATTTCATCAAGTACATCGTCAATATGCTTTCGCCAGATTTTACCAAATACATAATACTTTCCATCATGAATACAGACCAGAGAATATGCAGTATAATCCTCCCCATGATAAGCGGCATCAATCTGAGCAATCCCTTGTTCGACCATGCTCGGATCGCCTCCAAGCTCAGGATTCGCAAATATCACATCGTCAGAGGCAATATGTCTCAGTTCATAGTTAGCGGCGAATAACGAACTGGTCATAGACCTTCTCAGAGCTTCAATCTGTTCATCAGTCAGCAGTCCTGTGTTATAACAGTCATACGTTTCAATATTCGGCATCAGAGAAAAGGCATCATCCTTATGCCAAGGCGTGCCTGTGTTGATAATCAGTCCGCCTCTGTTCCGAATATTCTGAAGTTCCTGATATACGCCTTTGATTCGATTGCGTTCAGCTTGTGAGATTCTATCCTGAAGGTTGATTATATCGTCAGTAATCACAAGATCTGCGTGCTTACCAGTCAGGCTTCCTACAGTACCGATCCCCATGAGCTGACTTGCGCCACGAGTGATATTATAATTGTTCAGGGTAATCATACTGCTGTTCTCGCCTACAAATTCAAGCGGATATCCATAAATCCGCTTGAAAATGTAGGCAATCGCATCAGAATGCAGGATTTTTGACACTTGGCGAATAACCTCAACAACATCGCCTCCTGTTTTCCGCATGAATATAATGTTTTGCTCAGGATAAAATATCATCCTCAGAGCTATGGCAAGAGACAGGCAGGTAGTCTTATAAGAGCCACGATGTGCCTGAAGGGTAAAATCTTCAGGCGCCATAATCATTTTCTTCAGCCATTCATTATGCAGGTTTGTAAAATCATCAAAACCTACAACATGACCGATATCAGCTGGGTGGTCAGTCAGATAGTCCAGCAGCTCTTTCCTTGTTGCGCTGTTTAAAGTATTCATTCAGAGCCTCCACGTCAGCGGATTGCCTTGATTCTACGCTCATATCCATATTGTCCCTCTGCCCAAGCCATTGCTTACCAAGCCAGATCGCCATAGCATAGGATTTCTCTGCTTGCCTGAACTGGAATCGGCGCAGGGAAATTTTTCCATCAACAGAATATACTTTAAATACCTCCGCAAAACTCATAGGCTTATCATTTTCATCCTGATATGTTTCACGGCACCATCTTTCAATTGTATCGACTGAGCATTTGAACCAGTTGGCAATCTCTGTTTCAGTACACTGGATCGCACAGAGCTTTTCAAACTGCTCTTGGTCAATCTCTTTCTTCGGTCTTGCCATTTTGCGCCTCCATATCGTCAATAAAGAATTTTGATTGCCTACCCATTACTCGTCCTTCAAAGGTTGATTCTAAGTCCATATGCTGAACCAGCCACGGGAACTGGCGCCAGTATTTCAGTCCTTTTCGATTCAGTACGAACTGGATATAGGCATCAATAGGATAAGTAGCGGCAAAGTCCATATCATTATAAAAACTGTGGAACATCCTGAGCATTTCAGGCTCCAAGAACATCTGTGTCATTTTTGCAGGAACATAATAGCATACGCTACTATAGAACCTGCCTCCGATGTCATACCCACAGGATAAAGGTCTTGTCGCAAGTGCGTGCTCAAAGAAATTCACGATATCCTGATCGTGGTCCTTCATAACCTGCCAAAAGCGTTTCATGAAGTCATTGCAAAGAATCACATCGTCCTCAATCATACAAACTCCACGATACTTTTCAGGGTCTGTCTGCATCGTCTTAAGATGAGTCATAAAAAGGTCACAAGTCGCTTTATCAGCCTCCACCAGTTCCAGATCTGGAATAATCTCCTTTATCTTCTGAGCATTCTCCTGTCTTTCAGGAATAGGCGAAACAAGCATCACGAACCTGATTGGAAGTTTAGCCATAATCAAATCCTCCTGTGAACAAAATAAGCAGTTCAATACTTCTCAGCATATTGGACTGTACAGAGCCTCTCAACCCATTCCTTGCCCATTTATTATCGCCTCTCTTTCAACCCAATATGCTGTCCAATATTTCATCTTTTTCTGCTTTAATGTTTTAAATCCGATTTTCTTCCATGCCCAATAAGCGATATCGTTTATGACATAAATCTTAATATGACAATCCATGAATTGATATCCAATCCAGTTTACAAGCTTGAATACTGCGACAGGACTTTTCCTTTGCTTATCAGCATAAAGCCCTTGCACTTCAATCGCATGACTGCCTGTTCTAACAACACCAGCAAAACACATAGGGATATCATTCTCAAAGAGAACATAATATTCTGCATTCTCTTTTGGAATAATCGGCCACCATCCGTGAGGCTTAGCCAATGCAGGGAAAAGCTTTTCCACACCATGCTTATTCGTTTTCCTGATATCCATACTCATCAATCACCTTCTGAATATCACAAATGTCCTTCATGCCAATAATTTGATTCATGTTAAAATTAACCCCAAGTTTGTATTCAATCGCCATAATCAGATTCATCATCGCAAGGCTGTCCATATTTTCAAGGTCAATCCCATATTGTTGAGCAATTTGTTCAATCATGCCCTGCCTCCATATCGTCAATGAAGTAAATGCTCTGCCTCTTTGTACTACGCCCTCCAAGAGTAGATTTCAAGGCAAGATGTTGAACCAGAAAAGGAAGTTCAAGCCAATGCCTCATTCGATTGTATCCTAACACAAAAGCAATATATGTATCAATGGGGTAAGTCCAAGGCTCATGCTTTGTAGGATAATAGACTTCTTTGAAGTATCGAATGTATTCTTCGTCTTGTAGCATTTTACAGAATGAAGCAGGATAATAATTGCACACAGTGCTGGAAAAAGTACCTCCCTGTTTATATCCACAGCTCAGGTTTTTTGAAAGCGCACGAGTGAAAAATTGCACCACTTCACCTTTATGCTGTTCCAGAACCTTCATGATCTTTTCCATGAATCCGTCACATAGTTTGATATCATCTTCAATCATGACTATTCCATCATAACCTGTCGCATCAAGGGAATCCAAATAGACTGTGAAAAGGTCACACTTCGATCTGTCAGCAGGAATAACTTTCAGGTCTGGAATCAGAGCCGAAAGCTTCCTGACATTTTCCTCACGCTCTGGAATAGGCGACTGCATAACTTCAAACAGAACTTTCAATTTATCTTCCCCCGTTCATTCCTTGTCACACGCTCACAGCAAACTGCAAGTCGCTTATAGTTCAACTCTGTTCCCACAAAGGGCTTCCCTTCCTTGTTGGAATAATATGCCACGAGTCCTTTGCCCATACAGAAGTCGCCTATGCACTCATATTCAACATTTTTGCATATGTATGCAATAACCTTTTCCTCATCCATGCTCGGCATATTCAAAATCGCCTCTGAGAACGGCTCAGACGAGAAAAAGAGGATATTACACTTCTGATTTTTGCTTCCGTAGTACCAAGATTCGACTTTATGCACATATTTATACATCGTGCTCAGTTCTTTTTCGTACATAGCAGTCTGAGCAAGTCCTACTTCAAGGCATACGAGCTTGGGCGATACGAGATCTATACACTCAATCAACCTATAAAAGAAGTGCGTGAAGTTTTCCTTCTCTGCAATCTCAGCCTTGGTATAATATCCATTCAAAGCAGACTGATTATAAGGCGGGTCACAGAAAATCACATCAGCACGCTTCATGAATTCAGGCAAAGGCTTGAAGATATCATGGACCTGAACAATGCCTGTTCCGATATGGATTTCCCCTGACATATCATGCTTCTCATAGAGCTTCCCATACTCCCACTTCATGGCTTATCCCTCCACTCGGTCACAGATATCCCCTTCTCTGACGAACATGATATGACCGCACTTCTCGCATACGCATTTGTAATACCGAGGCGGAGGCGTGGCGGTCTGCTTCTGGGATTCTTTCGCCTTATCCAAGTCAGCCTGAGTGGTCATCTGAGTGGCGGCTTTTGCCGCCTCCCCTGCTTCCGCTTCCTGTTGTTTCAGGAATTCCTCATACAGTTTCTTGCGCTGTTCCTCAGTGATCTCAGGTTGTCCTTCTTCCACTTCAGGCTTAAAATCCTCAAATGCAGGAATGTCATCCAGACTGTCAACCTGAAGACCGATCTCCGAGAAGTCAAAGTCGATATTCAGCATATCCAATTCGTGCTTCAGCTCATCGGTCACCCACTCTGAAAGCTCAGAGATTTTATTGTCGGTGATACGGTCAGCCTTGATCTCATCAGGACTCGCATGGGATACAATGCAGGGCAGTTCTTTCATACCGAGTCGGATTGCCGCAGTAAAGCGTGCATGACCTTTGATAATGACTCCATCGGGGTCAATAGTCAGAGGCACATTAAATCCGACTATTGGAATAATCTTGCAGAGCTGTTCCACAGTCTTATCGTTCTTGCGGGGGTTTCTCACATAAGGTTTTATCTCCGAGATTTTCTTCATGACCAGTTCTTTTTCGATTCTGATTTCAGCCATTGTTTTCAGCCTCCCATTTCTTTTGTTCTTCTACTTGTTTTTCAGAGTAAGCCGCTCGGCTAAACTCATTTCCTTCATAGAGCTTGGCATAACCAGTGATGTACTTCAGGCGAACCAGTTCCTCTGCTTCAAGCCCCAGATTATTACAGACTTCCAGATCGCTTGCGCCATTTAGTAACATTTCCATAACAATATTGCTCATGCCCTGAACTGAATGCTTTCCACGAGCCCTGTTATGCCTGATCGTGCTTGCCATCAAGTCATTCATTGTCTTGCCCTTCAGGACTACGCAAGGCAATTTCCCTTCGCACGAAGCGTAGATATCCTTGTATCGCCTCATGATTGAATAGCGATGGAACCCGTCAACTATTACATACCGATCCTTCTTTTCATCATAGATCGTAACCACAGGCTGAGTGTAGCCATCTTTCTTGACTGACACATAGAGCAGTTTCATTTCCTGCGTGGCAACCGAGTTCGGGTTATAGTCATTCGCATGAACCTTTTCAATCGGTATCCACAGAATCTCCGATATTGGTTGATCTTTAATCATGTTCTACCTCCATAAATAAGCCTGTTCTCTCAGGCAAGTCCTTAACCATTACTGGGGTTGATTCTATGAAAGCAACGATTGGCGCATTCTTCTCAGTACAATGATACTGAATTTTTAATTGTTCAACCTCCCTTCGCAGAAATTCTGTTTTTAAGCACGAAAGCAATTCGTTTTCGACTTTGCGCCCCATTGCTCGACAGCTCATGAATAGGCTATCAATTATTGCTGTCCTGTCTGAATACCTGACAAGGACTCCAGCGATAATTCCAAAATCACCAAAGCGGTCAATCAGTCTTGCTGAGAATACGTCTGTGTTATTCGCTTCCACAAATTGCCAAAAATCATTCTCTGATAACTTGACTCCATTATTAAACTGATTTGTTTTATTCATCAGTTGAAACAATCGTTTTTTCTCAAGCTCATCCCTTACAGGATGGAAATCAAGACGCATCTCCATGTCTTTAAGATATTCTTCAAAGGGTTTCCCAGAACAAGCCTGAAAATGAAAGCGCATCGCATTTTCCTGATACATTTTAGTTTTTTCAACATCTTCATAAGACGAGTCGAGCCTCAAAAAATAAGTCTCATAAACATCGTTTAGAAGTCGTGGCAGAAAAGCAGAGTCGCAATTAAAGTCCACTACTGTAACTTCTGGAGCGTTTGCTTTCATTTCAGCTCTTTCAATAGGATTGTCATCAAGGAACACAAAAGAATCGAGTCCAATATTTAACATCTTTGCGCATTCTTTTACATTCTCTGACTTTGGCGCCCAATTTACATATTCTGCAACAAAATCATCATGCTTCAGTATCATATCCGGATGTTGAAACGCAAGCACTACATCTTCAGGATTGTTTTTTGATAAGATAACGAGAATCACTCCAAGCTGTTGCATATGCTTTATCAGTCTTTGAGCATCTTTGAATTGTGCTCCATTCCCTGTCTCGGCAAGAGCAATTCCAGATATCCCGTCCTCACCTATAACTCCTCCCCAAAGCGTATTATCAAGATCAACTGCAAGACATTTCTTCTGTTTACCAGTCAATGCATGAATATAATTCAAGATTGTTTTTATAATTGCTTGAATTCCAACAATAGAATACGGCATTGCATTCAGATACCAATACTGTTTTGAGTAAAAGACCTGACTACCATAGCGTTCCACAAGATTCTTTATGGGAAGATTAAAAACCTTCATTTCTCCCCACGAGAACAAGTCATCAAACGTGCAATCTGCTGAGAACAATACTGGAACATGAGGCATATTTTTAGAGAATGTCGCAATGGACTGCTTCCATTGATACGCAATTGATTCAGGGCTGAGAATAACTCTGTACGCATCTACATAAAGCAGAATTAACACAGCATCTGGCGCAAACGAATATAGTTCAGAATCAGCATTCAGCAATTCATACTGCCATGTGTCAAAACCGACAGGCGAATATATCTCAAAGGATTTATTCAACTCGTCCTTGATAGGATCGACAGTAAAATTCGACAGCAATGCCAATTTCATGTTTTGCCCTCCATATATGCCTTGAACTTCTCAACATCCTTGTTCTTATACTTCCCTTCAAGCCGACCTTTGGAATATACCTGATACTCATGATTCTTGTTCACAGTTCCGTCAATATCGTTGATGATGACTTCCTTCACATGAACCTTGTACCACTCATCACCATGCTGATTCTTCCATCTGGACCTGAACAAATCCCAGTATTCAGGCTTCACAATATGAATCAGCAGATAATCACGATATTCCTTCCAATCCTTGAAAGCAAAAGGAAGCGAACGAGGCACTATACCGCCTTCATCAAAACTATGATTGAAGGTTGACACTCCTGGGACTCTCGCACAGAAGCGGTTGTAGGTATCACGCTCAAACTCTTGAAGCATCTGAATAGCGTGCCACGATGTTTCATGAATCAGTGCCGAGACTCGCATATCCTGTTTGCGTGTTCCCCAGCGATACATCAGATCATAGACTCCATTATAAGCCCAATGGTTCTTAGCGATTGCAGTCCACACATCATCATCGGTGAAGTCATAGATCGGCCAGAACTTGCGAGTAGTCCCGATAGGCGTTGTACACCATGTCAACCCATGCCATTTGCCTGAGCTTCCGGTGATACTCATTCGCCGCCTTGGACTTTCTGCCATG